CGCTGAGTTTTTGCGGGGCGCCTGCGCGGCCCCGCCGTCGCCATCGAGCGCAACCGGCAGGCGCAGCAGCCGGCATGAAAAAGCCGCCCGGAAAGGGCGGCACAAGCAAGGAAGAACGCATGAAAAACTATTTGGTACGGTACGCCTGCCACTCACGCTCGGCCTTGATACGTTCGCGGCGTGCCTTGACCTCGGCGCGCCACAACTGGTACGGCTCGATGATTTCCTCAAAGAGGAAATTGCCCAGCCCTTCGAGGAAGACGCCAGAAACCAAAATAATCACCGTCCACACAACGAACGTCAAAATAACCTGATCCATGATTGAGCTCCCGTGTTTTACCTATCCCCATCATACAATAACCCGCTGAAAAGGTAAAGATTATGGCTGATTTGAACTTGCAGGTACGCCTGCGCGCGCTCGATGAAATGAGCCGCACCTTCCGCAACATCGGCGCGGCCAACAGCCGCCTGATGCGGGCATTCAACAACAACCGCAACACCCTGCGCCAACTGAACGACCAACTGCGCAACGTGGAGGCGTACCGCCGCCAACGGGAATCCATGCGGCAGACATCCGACAACATCGAGCGGATGCGCAACCGGATGCAGCGCCTGCAACAGCAAATGAACGGCGCGACGCGCGGGTCGCGGCAATGGCAAGACCTCGCCCGCCAGTTTGATCGCGCCAGCCGTGATCTGGCACGGCTGGAAAGCGTACAGAACCGCGAGCAACAGCGCCTGTTGCAACTGACGCAACGCCTGCGCGAGGCGGGCATCAACACCCGCCAACTGGCACAGGAGGAGGCACGGCTGCGCAACAACGCCAGCCGCACCAACGCCGAACTCGAACGGCAGGCGCAGCGGCTGCAACGCATCGCCGAGCGACACCAGCGCAACGAGCGCCGCCTGCAAACAGCGGCCAATGCCTCAATGGCCGGTTACGTCGGCATCAATACCGCGCAGCGCGCCGGTCATATCATTGCCTCGCCGGTCAAGGAATATATGCAACAGGAGCAGGCATCGACCGACCTCAAGGTAACAATGATGCGCGCCGACGGCAGCTATGGCGCGTTTGAGGAAATCAACAAACAGGCAATACAGCTCGGCAACATCCTGCCCGGTACCACGCAAGACTTCATCAACCTCGCCCGCGCCCTGAAAGAACAGGGCGTAAAAGACGAGGTCATGAGCGGCGGCGGCCTGCGTGCTGCGGCGGAAATGGCCGTGCTGATGAACATGGGACAACAGGAGGGCGGTACCTTTGCCGCGCGGATGATTGAGGCGCATGGCCTCAACCCGGACGACATCGGCAAGGCCGCCGACATGACCCAGCGCGCCTATTTTGCCTTCGGCCTGAAAAAAGAGGACATGGCCGAGGCCATGAAATACTACGCGCCGACGGTCAATTCCCTCGGTATCACCGGCGAAGAAAATTACAAAAAGCTGCTCGCCATTCAGGGCATGGCGGCGCGGCAAGGCCTCGAAGGCTCCATGTTTGGTACAAACTTTTCCGCGATGCTGGGACGGCTGGCGAAAGGGCCGGAGATGATACGACAGGCCAAAAAAGGAATGAAGGCAGAAGCGGGCGACATTATGAATCAGGCCAAAGTTGACTTTGATTTCTACGACAAAAAAGGGAAATTCAAAGGCACCGAGGCGATGATTGCCGAACTGGAAAAACTGAATATCATCAAGGAAAAATTTGGCGAACAAAGTGCGCTATTGGTTGCCAAAGAATTGTTTGGCGAAGAAGCCGGTCGTCCGGCAATGATGCTGGCACAACAGGGCATTAAGGGATTCAATGCGGCAATGGCGGATATGGCCCAACAAGCTGATGCCAATGCGCGCATTGCCGAAAAAACCTCAACCCTGTCCGCCGCGTTTGAGCAATTGGGCGGCGTTGCCGGAATGCTGTCCGGCATGATTGGCGAAACCCTGCGCGAATCCCTGCTTTGGTTTGCGCAGACCGCGCAAGATTTTTTGGGCGATACCCTGCAACCGTGGCTCAAGGAACACAAAACGCTGGTGAAATGGGTCATGATTGGCGCGACCGCTTTTGCGGTTCTTGCTGGCGTGAGCGGCGTTGCCCTGCTGGCCTTCGCCGGATTTAATGCGGCGTTGGTTGCGGGCAGCAAAATCCTGTTCGGCTCGATTGGCTTTATCAGTACACTCGGCAGCCTGTTGTCGCGCCTTGCCATCGGTGCATGGCGGTGGGCATGGATAATTGGTGGCAAATTGTTCGGCGCATTGCGCCTGTTTGCCGTCTTCGCCGGAGGCTTCGCAAAAATGGCGCTCACCACACTCGGCAACGTGGTTTTATGGCTTGGACGGGCATTCCTGCTGTTAGGCCGTTTCATTATTGCCAATCCGATTGTGTTGGCAATTGCTGCCATAGCCGCCGCTGGCTGGTGGCTTTACAACAATTGGGAAAACGTAAGCGGGTTTCTCAAGGAATGTTGGGAGGGACTAAAAAATTGGTGGCTGAATAACCCCGTTGCCTCTGCCATCATCGACGGCTTTTCGCAACTAATCGAGTTCTTTGCCAATTTGCCCGGCAAATTTTGGGACATGACGATTGCAGCCGGGGCGTCTATCGTCAATGCAATCAGCAATTGGGATGTTTACAACGCGCTGGTCAATGCTTTCAGCAAAGGCATTGAATGGGTCGTGGGGAAAATTACATGGATGGTGGACAAGGTAAAAGCCGGAATCGAAGCGATGAAAGAATTTCTCGGCTTGGGCGAAAAGGTGAAAACGCTGGATGCTGAAGCCGCACGAAAAGCGGCAACGGCCGGGGCGGCATTGGGCGGCGTTGGCGGCATCAGCGGCGTGGCACCGGCGACACCTGCCAAACCCCTTGCCGCCCGTAACAACGTCTCCGCCAACAGCAACACCACCGTCAATATCAACGTCAGCGGCGGCGGCGACAACAAGGCCTTGGCGGCGCAAATCGGCAAAGAGGTGCGCGGCGCGCTCGCCACCGAACGGCGGCGGCAGGGCGGCAACCACCGCAGCGCTTTCTACGACACCGACGCCGCGCTGGCATAGGAGGCCGTTATGCTCATGTGTCTGGGAATGTTCGTTTTCGCTGTCCAGTCGGCGCCCATTGACAGCATCCAGCGCGCCACGCAATGGCGCTGGCCCGCCAATAACCGCACCGGCGCCGAACCGGCCTATCAGTACGTCGGCCGGGGCGAAGACCAGATAACGCTTTCCGGCGTGCTGATGCCGGAATACAGCGGCGGCCCCAACAACATCACCCTGCTGCGCGAAATGGCCGGGCGCGGCGAACCTTACCTGCTGATGCACGGCACCGGCACCGTCATGGGCTACTGGCTGATCGACAGCCTCAACGAAACATCCAGCATCCTCATGCCGGACGGGCAGGCGCTGAAAATCGAATTTACCCTGACGCTGAAGCGCTACGACGGCCGCCACACCCCATTCGGCAAACTCTCGCCGCTGCTGCAACTGATTACAAGGCTGTTCTGATGACCCCCGTTTATATCCTCACCCTCGAAGGCAAACCGCTCGAACTCTATGGCCGCCTACTGTCGCTCACCGTCGCCGACAAGAGCGGGATGGAGGTGGACGAGCTGACAATAGACATCGACGACAGCGACGGCATGGTCGAATTGCCGAGCAAGGGCAAAAAAATCACCGCCATCTTTGGCTACAAGGGGATGGAGCAAAACCGGGGCGAATACATCGTTGACGAAATCAGCCATCAGGGGCCGCCGGACATCATCACCATCCGCGCCCGCTCGGCAGATTTTCGGCAGACGCTGCTCGAAGAACGCGAAACCAGCTACCACGCCACCACCCTAGGCGGCATCATCACGACGATTGCCAGCCGCCACGGCCTGATTCCGGCAGTCGCGCCCGAACTCGCCGGAATAGACATCCCTCATATTGACCAGACCAACGAGAGCGACGCCCATCTTGTTACCCGCCTCGCACAGGAGCATGACGCCGTTGGCACGGTCAAGGACGGGCGGCTGATATTCACGGTGCGCGCATCGGGCAAAAACAGCGGCGGCAACGAACTGCCGACGGCCATTATCGAGCGCCGCGACGGCGACAGCCACAGCTACAACGATGCCGACCGCGACGATCGCGTTACCGGGGTTGTCGCCTACTGGCACGACAAAAAAGGGGCGAAACGGAAGAAGGCCGAAGTCGGCAAAGACGGCTACCGCCGCCATCTCAAACACACCTACAACAGCGAAGCCGAAGCGAAGAAGGCGGCCGAAGCAGAAATGAAGCGCATCAAGACGCGCGCCCGCACCCTCTCGCTCAACCTTGCCTTTGGCCGCGCCGAGCTGTTCGCCGAACAGCCGCTCAAAGTAGATGGATTCAAGCCACAAATCGACGAAATCCGTTGGTTTATCAAGGAAATCACCCACACCCTCGGCGAAGGCGGCTACACCGTGCAAATCAGTTGCGCGGAGATGGAAAGCATTTCACACTAAAGCAACCATATCGGTTGGAATAAAATTCCTTACTATGTGGAAAAAATTTCAAATTCTATTCCCCATTTACAAGCTGTATCTGCAGTCAAAATTATGCCTTCATATTCTTCGCATCCGCAAATATTTGACTCATCATGTTCTTTAGTTATCCATTCTCCTGTTTTTAGAATTAGTTTTTTAACAGGGAGATTGCCATCATTTGTCCTAACTTCACCAAAACAGATATTTCCGACAGTCTTTTTATCATTAAGGCCTACATTGCCTTTTACATACACATCTTTATAGCTCGCAGTTGTCATTATATGCTCCATTTCAACATGAGTTGTTCAAATCATCAATTACGCAGCGATATACACGGTTCACAGACAACATCGCGGACAAAGCGCATAAATCTACGATTTTTTACTTACAGATAGATTCGCAAGGAATGCCATCATTATCCCTATCTAAGCGATTTAAACCACATTGGTTGAGATAAAATCTCGCTTCTTCGCACGAGGACATCTGTTTACAGTAGCGTTTACTACCACATGAAAAATCCGCTTTTGCGGCCTGTTTCGTTTTGACCTCTTTTACTTGCGCCTGAACTTCCTTGTTTCCGTGCCGCCAGTCACTCGGCTTAATTATTTGTGCTTCTGGCAAAGACCAAAGCCCTGCACCTTTACTTTTCGCTGCCTCTTGTAACGGCGGCAGGTCAGCGCGGGCGTTGTACTGCTCATAGACCCATGCATGACCGGTCGCGACCAAATCTGCATTGACGTCTATCCCGTCCACCGTAACGGTACAGACGTCGCGCCCATATTTGTCTTTTTCGCGGCAGTCCGCTGTTACCTGCTTACCCGCGACCAGCGCCTTAAGGCGCTGCGTTGCGCGATTGCCGTATGGCTGCCCCTTTTCAGGGGCATCGATGTCTGCAAGGCGGATTTTATTTTGTTTTTTGTTGGCGTCCAGAATTGTTATCGTATCGCCATCAGCAACATTAACCACCTTACCAGTAATCTCATACGCGAATGTATTACCTGCCAATAAAGCAAGCAACAATATTAAAAACCGATTCATCGTTTTCTATTTCCCATTGTTATTGATAACCCCATGATTTTCGCCAACGGCAAAATCACCCTCAAATTTATACTCTTTTTTAATTTCCACGCCCGGCAACGGCACGTTGCCGACCAGCGCGTTATACGCTGCCGTCTTGCGTGATAAGTCGGCAGCGTGCCAAACGGCGAGTAATTGGCTTTCTTCTTGAGTAAGGTATGAAATGTTGGTTTTCCCTGAAAAAAAATACATAACGTCAAGACCTGCATCATGTAAGCGTGCCAAGTAATTGGCGTCAGGGACCCTAGACCCCCGCTCATAATGTTGTTGGCTTGTCAGGCTAACCCCGCCGATTTTTGCGAACTCGCTTTGACTTAGCCCCGCGCGCTCCCTAATAACCCTAATATTTTCATTTAGTTGTGTCATTAGTTAGTATCCATGCTTTACTATGCTAACTATTGTGAGTATAGTTGCACCAACGCTAAGCGCTTAGCTTAGCGCAAAAGGTCGGAAGGCAGCCCTGTCGGCAAACAAGTTGGCTGCCTTCCTATTCCCCCAACATAGTCGGAGGCCTATGGCGACGCGCGTTGCTTACGCTAAGCGCTTAGCCATTTGCGAATTGTACATGAACCCACAAACTGCTGAAAGCAGGATGGATAAGCCCGTACTTATCCGCCTGTCATCCACCGATCGCAAGTTGCTCAAGCGTGCTTCGAGGGAGATGAAAATCCCGATGGCAACCCTTGCGCATCAATGCGTCCGCCAGTTCCTCGACCGAAAGTATGGTGAGGGGGCGCAGTCATGACCATCAAACCCTTTCGCAACTCGCCATCCCTGTTGCAATCCCATTTGTGCGCCATCCCCGTCCCCGCAATCCGCGATGCGCTCAATCTCGACGACAGCGGCGTCAGCCGCATCAAAACCGGCGAACGCAAGCTCACGTTCGACGAGTTTTGTGCCGTCATCGCACTTCCCAGCCCTGCACACCCGCAAGGACTGGCACTCGCCCCGGCCAAAGCCATCATTATCGGCCCTGAATTATTCCGCGCGCTGGTCAATCTTGCTGGCGACAGCATCAACATGATGCGCTGCGAGGAAGGTGGTTTATGAGATACCCGCCTGTAAACCGCTACCACGACCCGCGCCGGGTGCGCCTCGATACTGTCCTCACCGTCTGCGAAATCCTCGTCTGCCTTGCATTGCTGGCGCTGTTTGTCGTCCTGTTTGCCAAGGCGCTGACTGACGAAGACCCGTTTTACCGCACCGACACCGACGCGCACTATCAGCGCATTGCCGCCCTTTGCCCCAATTTGAGCGGGCAAGACCAACTCGATTGTTATACATGGCTGCGCAAGGGAGGGCATCATGAATAAAGAACAGCGCCCGGAAAGAACCAAGCGTTTGCATTTCCCGTTGGCATTCAAACTACCACCTTCTTTTTCAGAACTGGAGAATATGCTGGATATTATCGATTACAAAATAAAATCCTGCACATATAAGTGGTGTTTTTGCTTCCACGGAATAACATCCCGCCCTGATGAAAATAGTTTGAAATTTTCATTTTCGTTGTTCTTCAAAAAAGAATATCAAAAGACGACCAAAATTCATGCCATTAAACTATATGCTGGCGACAATGGTTTGGATGTTGTTTGCCCTATAAAACATTATAAAAGGGAAGAAGCCGACCTCATTATTGAAATGTTTATTGATTTTATAAATCAGGCGCAGAAGAAAATCATGGAGGCTTGTCATGAGTAAGAAACAACGTCTGGAAAAAACGGAAAACCTGCATTTCCCCATGCAATTTTCTTTACCTACCTCTTTTACTGAATTCGGCGAAATGGTGAATGAACTGAAAGCAACAGTGGCGTTGTGTCCGGGAGAATGGCTTCTTTGTTTTCACGATATGGATTTTGATTTATATGAAGGAAACATGAGGATTCATTTTTCATTATTCCCGCGTGGTATTGAACGTGTAAATAATGAAATTCCTTCCATAGAAATCTATATCAGCGACAACGGCATGAATGCCATCTATCCGGTGGAATGCTATGACCCGGTTATTGTAGATATGATGATAGGCACATTTGTTTTTTATGTAAACAAATTGCAGGAAAATATAAAGGCGGCGTGTCATGTATAAATATATGCGCCATTTCCCTTGTCCTGCCTGTGGCGCGCCATTGCGTATCCGTGGCAAAAATGATGCCCACAGTCTGTTGCGCGAGCAATATGCCACCTGCTCAAATCCATATTGCGGCGCGAGTTATGTCTTGCGTACCGAGGTGGCCAAACAGTTGTCGCCACCGTCGGCACTCTTTGCGGGCAATGTTCAGGCAATCCCCGCCTGCGACGATGCGAGCGACCATCTCTGCGATTTGGCGCGCGAGTATGTTGCCCGCCCGTGGCAGGGTGTCTTGTCGCGCGATGACAAAATCAACGCCTGCCGCGAATACCTGCAAGGTGTGGTCGATATTGATGACCGTCGCGCCGAATTGCTCGCTGCCCATGCCATTGCCGAGCATGAATCTGCCGACGTCGCCGCCCACTGGTCGATTGCGCTGGACGAGAGTACGTCCGCCTGCGTCATTCTCAATCACGGCGAGGAACGATACGCCATTTCGCTGAAAGAGCTGGCCGGATTCGCCAAGGCACGCCGCACCGCGACGGAAGACGGACGCGATTCCCTGCAAACCCGCCTGCTGTAACGGGAGACTCCCATGTCTGAAATGTCGCCCGAACTGCGCGGGCGGGTATTGCCGCGCGTGCTGAAAGATTACGGTTTCAAACCCAGCGCCGACGGCAAGTGGCTCAATCAGGGCAAATGTCCCGCCTGCGGCAAAAAGGAGCTGTTCACCTCTGCGGAGAATCCGTGGGTGTTGCGCTGCGGCCGCGTCAACAAATGCGGGCAGGAATTCAGCGTCCGCGACCTCTACCCGGAGGAATTCCGCGATTTCACCAAACGCTTTGAGGCGACCCCGCAAAACCCGACCGCCACCGCCGACGCCTATATGCGCGAGGCGCGCGGCCTGAACACGATGCTGATGAAAGGCTACTACACGCAAGAAAAGTGGTGGAGCAATCAGGCAAATGGCGGCACCGCGACGGTGCGTTTTTACCTGCCACACAGCACTTCCTACATGGAGCGCTTTGTGGACCCCGTGGAAGTAGTCAAATCAGACGGCAGCCGCGAGGTGCGCAAGCAGAATTTCGGCGGCCCGCACGCTGGCCTGTGGTGGTGTCCGCCGGACATGGCCATGCAGGCGGGTGATGAGGTCTGGATTGTGGAAGGGATTATTGACGCCATCAGCCTCTGGCAAAACGGTGTCAAGGCGGTTGCCATCCTCTCCTGTGGCAATTATCCGAAGACCGCGCTGGCGCAAATGGCCTGCGGCAAGGATATTCACTGGATTTGGGCGCTGGACAATGACAAGGCGGGCAAAAGCCATATCCGCAAGCACGTCGCGCGGATGCGCAAAGACGGCTACCGTTGCGACGCCGCCATTGCCCCGGCGCAAAGCAAGTGCGACTGGAACGACCTGCACCGTCTGAACAGGCTCAATGCGGAAGACCTGCCCGAATACCGCTACCACGGCGCGCTGCTGATTGCCCGCAGCGTGGAGGAAAAAGCGGCGCTGGTTTATGCCCACGGCAAGGCATCCGGCTTTGTGGTTGACCACGACAATGAGCTGTTCTGGTGGGAAATCGACCAGAAGGAAGCCGAACGGTTGCAGGAAAACGGTGAATACGTTGGCGCGGATTCGGAGGAAGCCGTTTACCGCATCATCGCGGAAAAGGCAGGCAAGGTGCGTCCCATCTGCAACGCCCGCCCCGAATTCCTCTACATCCAGAACAACGAAACGCTGCAAGAAACGTGGTTTTTCTGCCGTGTGCATTTCCCGGACGGTCGCCCGCCGGTGGGTTTGGCCTTTTCCAACAATCAAATCACCTCGCCCGGCGAGTTCAAAACGCGCCTTGCCTCGGCGCAAGCGGCATGGTGGGAAGGCGATGTCAAACACCTGAACTGGATTGGCCGCCGCTGGCTGCGCCGCCTGAAAACCGTGGTGGCGATTGACCACCTCGGCTACAGTCGCGAACACGGTTGTTACATCTACCCGAACGTCGCCATTCAGGACGGGCGCAGCTACGCCATTAACGACGAGGAGTTTTTCGAGCTGCCGAAAAAGATGATCAAGTCGTTGTTCCGGGGCGCGTCAATGACGCTGGAAACCAGCAACCGCCATTACCGGCAGGATTGGGCGCAACTGGTGTGGAAGGCATTCGGCACCAACGGAATCATTGCCGCTGTTTTCTGGTTTGGCTCGCTGTTTGCCGAGCAAATCCGCCACCGCCAGTCTTCGTTCCCATTCCTTG